TACCCATCAGAAGCAGCCGGGATGAAGTTCTACCGCGTGTCCAGGCAGTACGACACCGACAACGGCGCGTTAGATGGTGACGTCGATGCCGAACTAGGGGCGGCTGTCGATTCTGTCGTCCAGTCGCTCCAAGATCCGTACAAGACGGCCATTCATATCAACGCCAAGAACCTCAAGACCGGCGTTCACGATTGGGGCTCCCGTCGCCTTCCATTTGACCCGGTAGAGCGAGCCAAGATCGTTGCCGAGGCTAGATCGAAGATGACCAGATTGCTTCAATCTCGCGGATTGATGTAAAAAGGTGTTGACACTGTGAAAAAACACGGATAAATTGCGCGTACGGACAAGTGCGTCCAAACAACCCGCCCTGAGCAATCTCGGCCGGTTTTGCTTTATGACCCGGCGTCTTTCGGTCAATTCGCCTTTCTGCCGTTAGCGATAGCATTGCCGGGTCACCAATTAGCCACCGTTTCGGTGCGATCAAGGCGCAATGCCTAAAGCCCGCACCTAGGTGCCGTGTAGGGAGCACGAAAACAGTCCCACATACCCCGACGCATAGGGAATCGCCCTACTCATGCTCCCCGAGCAGGGAAAGAGGCGGGCGGGGATCTTATAGGCGAACTATCCGCAAGGACTCGCAATCATGGCAAGACCTACAACATACGATCCCGCCTACTGTGACCAAGTGGTTGAAATGGGCCGAAAGGGGTATTCCGTGGTTGAGATGGCAGCGGAAATCGGTGTAGGTAGGACGACCCTTGAGCGCGATTGGCCTGAAGCTAATCCAGAGTTTTCGCAAGCCTTAACACATGCACGGGAGTGCAGCCAGGCGTGGTGGGAAGGTCAGGCCCGCCTAAATCTCGTTATGCCGCAAGGCGCGGGAACATTCCAAGCGTCTGCATGGTCGCGCTCTATGGCCGCGAGGTTCCCGGCTGATTGGCGAGAGAACAAGGGAATCGAGTTGTCTGGCGGTATCCACGTCAACAAGAGCGACGAAGAACTAGACAGAGAGATCGCAGCTAAAAAGGCGGCGCTTGGTCTGTGAGTCGGGCTGAAAAGCTGGAACTGCTGGCCCTATTGGAAGAGCGCGAGCGCAGGGCAAAGGCAAACAGGTACAAGACGCAGTTCAGCCTGTTGTATCGCTGGCAGCTTGAGTTCATTGCGTACACCAAGACGTTTACGCAGGTTTGCTTGATTGCTGCAAACCGGATTGGCAAGACATGGACCGGCACATATGTGGATGCGATCCATGCGCTAGGCGACTACCCGGAAGGGTGGGTAGGGTATCGGTTTGACCATCCACCGTTGATATGGTGCTTGGGGTACTCAGGCGAAAAGACCCGCGATCTGTTGCAGGCCCCGATTGTCGGGCGCAAGAACGGTGACACGTTTGAGGGCGGTCTGATCCCGGCTGATCGGATCGTTGGTTACGAGTCAATGACCGGAACGCCGAACGCGCTTCGGACTGTGTTGGTCCGTCATTCAAGTGGCGGGGTGTCTCGGCTTCAGTTTTGGAGCTACAGCCAGGGTCAGCACGCTCTCATGGGCGATGGTGTCGACTGGTATCACATTGACGAAGAGCCACGAGACGCAACGATTTTCCCTCAAGTGCTTGTCCGTACTGCGTCAGGCGACAAAGGTCGGGGCGGTCGAGGCATCTTGACGTTCACCCCTGAGAACGGGCGGACGGATCTGGTTATCCAGTTCATGGACACCCCAAGTCGCGCACAGATTTGCATGCAAAAGGGTTGGGACGACGCGCCCCACCTTGATGCAAAGGTGAAAGAAGACTTGCTTGCTAGCTTCCCGGCTCATCAGCGGGACATGCGGACAAAGGGCATACCAATGCTAGGCCATGGTCGGATCTACGACATCGCAGAAGACAAGATCACATGCGAGGCGTTTGAGATACCAAGGCATTGGGCGGTCATTGATGGCATGGACTTTGGTTGGGATCACCCTCAAAGCCAAGTTCAATTGGCATGGGACCGTGAAAACGACATGTTCTATGTGACGCACGCATGGAAGAAGTCGCAAACTAGCCCGATTGAGGCTTGGGGAGCGGTGAAGAGTTGGGCCAAAGGCGTTCCAACTGCATGGCCCGCTGACGGCTTGCAAACGGAAAAGGGCGGGGCCAAAGAGGTTAAGAAGTACTACGACGAAGCGGGGTTCACGCTTTTGTCAGAGCACGCAACGTGGCCCGATGGTGGCAACGGTGTTGAGGTCGGACTGATGGAAATCAGAGACCTGATGCTCAAAGGAAAGTTCAAGGTTTTTGCTGGCCTGCGTGACTGGTTTGACGAGTTCTTGCAGTACCACCGAGACGAAAACGGAAAGATCAACAAGGTTAAGGACGACTTGTTGGACGCTACTCGTTACGCCTACATGATGCGGCGCTACGCAGTGTCCAAGCGTGATACCGAATCAGTTGCACAAATCGAGCAGATCACACCAAACGAAGACGGCTTCTATTTCTAAGCATGACAACACTTGATAACTACTCCGCATTGGCAAGCCTGCTAGAAGGCCGTCTTGTCGAATGGGAAAAGGCGCGTTCGCCTCAAGAGTTGAAAATGCTTGAGTGCTATCAGGACGTCATGCGTATCCCACGCGATGACGATACCAAGGGCACTGGTGCAGCAAAAGCGAAGAAGGCGGGCGGCTTGTTCATTGGATCGACTCGCAACAAGGTAAGATCAGCCCGCGCAAAAATCAACGATGCCTTGTTTGGCAATGGCCTGCTGCCTTTCGATACCGAGCCAACCAATGAAGAGTTGGCTGAGTACTCTGATGCAGTAGAAGAGATCCTGACAGAGCAGTTTGACCGCATGGGCTTGAAGTCCTTGCTCAAAACTGGCGTCAACACGCTTGCAACATACGGAACAGGGTTCATTTTTGGCCCATTCGTGCGCAAAGAGTGCCTGTACGAGACAAGCGCTGACAACTCGGCTGGCTTCACGCAGTTGGTCGAGCAAAAGTACGAGTTTGACTCGCCTTACTTCGATTTGGCTAACACGCTGGATGTGTACCCAGACCCAGAGGCGCGCGACGTTGAATCTGGTTTGGGTGTGTTTTGGGTGACCATGGAGTCCCCGCACACTGTTGCAGCGTGGAAGAACGACAAGGCTTACAAGAACGTTGACCAGGCGCTGACCGGCCCGGGTGATCGTGGTCAAGAGCCAGGATCGGACACGGCTGGAAAGTTGCGCGGCAATGTCGAGTTCTGGCATACAAACGAGCGCATCAAGGTTGCCCGATTCTTTGGCAAGGTTCCGGCGTCAATGCTCAAGGAATCCAGCCAAGAAAACGAAACAGAAACCGCATCCGATGAGGTAGACGAAGGCGATCTAGTTGATGCCATCGTGATCATGGCGGGCGGTGTTGTCGTCAAGGCTGACGAGAGCCCATACAGCGGAAAGAGCGCTGCCATGCGTTGCCTGTATGAGGCCATCGAGCATGAAATGTGGGGCGTAGGCGTTGCTGAGAACAATGCGCCGCACCAAAAAGTAACGAATGCCGCCTTTCGCCTGTTCATGGAAGGCAAGGGCATGGCCCTGCTTGGCACATCGACAGTAGACCGCTCCAAGTTCCTGTCAACAGAGGACTTCCGCAAGTTCCCCGGCAAGGTCTACCAAATGAAGCCGGGTCTGTCGCCTGATGAGCGCAAGACGGCCATCATGTACAACCCAGAGCCTGACGTTACTGGTGGTTGGCTTGATGTGATTCGCGTCTCTGAGCAATTCTCAGACGACGACACGGGCATCACGAAATACACGCAAGGCGATGATGCTAGCCATCTGAACAAGACGGCAACAGGCATCAGCATGATCATGTCGGCATCTAGCTTGCCGATCAAAGAGGTCATTCAGAACATTGACGAGCTTTGGATTGAAGAGATTGTCGAGCGAACGATTGAATGGGACTTGAAGTATCTGGAAGTTGAGACAGTCCAAAAGATCCACGGTGACAAGATTGCGCAAATCTGGCAACAGATCAAGCAGTTTGGTAAGACTTCATTCATGGAGTGGAAGGCAACCGGCGTTTCATCCTTCATGCAAAAAGAAGTGCTGACGAACAAGATTCGGGCATTCTCTGAGTTTGCTTTGTCTAACCCTGCAACAGCCCCATTGATTGACGCACGCGAGTTGCTTCAGCAGACATGGGATGTGATGGAAATTGGCCGCGAGTCTCCGATCATTGAGGATGACAAGGCCGACTCTTTGCCTCCTCAAGTGCAGATGCAAATGAAGCAGATGCAAGACCAGATCGAGCAAATGAGCCAAGCGCTAGAAGCTGGCGCTGATCACATCGAAGAATTGCGCAAGAGCCAGCAGGTTGACCAGTTCAAGGCAGAAACAGAGCGCTTGAAGGTCGTCATCCCATATTTGGAGGCAAATGAGCTGATTGCTGTTGCGCAAACTGTAGGCATCCAGGCCATGCAAACGCCTGACATTGCCCCTCCAGATTACGAGCAGTCAGGGCCACCAGAGTTCGTGCCAGAAATGCCGATTGAGGCGCAAGAGTACGGCCCTCCACCAACTGAAGAACCACAGCCAGAACAACCCGCACAAGCGGGTTTTTTTACGCCTGAGCAGGATCAAACACCATGAATATCGTCTATCTAGGCGCGCCGATTACGGTCAACCTTTCTGTTGGTCAGACCATTGCAGTCAACACGAATGGAACTGTCACGGTTGAATGCGTTTCAGGTCTTGGCCTGACCGATGGCGCAACCATCGGTTCAATTCATGGCTCGGCTACTTATGGCCCGTTCAGCGCGGTTGGTGTTGCGCGAATTACAGCAACGGTGCGTGATGGCGC